CAGCTGCCATATCAGGAGGCGGTACAGGTCGAAGCGGCCATCGAGCGGTACAAGAATGGCACGTGTACACGTGCGGATATTCCTGTGCTGGAAGGGTATTACAACAAGACCCGTGCGGCGTTCTATGCGAAGCAGACGGGGCTTTCTTCTGCGCCAACCCCTGCGCCGAAAGCTACGCCGCCGCAAGTGGAAGGGGCGGGAAAAGTTACTCCGAACGCACCTGATCAGGTGGATTGGGGTGCGATGCGAACGATGGGTGTGCGGGAACGGAATGAATTCCTGCGGGCACATCTTCATTAAGGTTTATTTACGAGAGGTGATTATTTATGGCATTGGTAGCAAAGTCGGTGTCGCAGTCCACAACGTACGAGGCGGTCGGCACGAAGGATGATTTCAGCAAAATCGTTACGAACATTGACCCTGACATGACATTTTTCCTGTCCAATTTCGGGACAGCGGCGGAGGCGAAGAGCCTCAAGTTCAACTGGACAACGGAAGGACTCAAGCCTCCGCAGGAGAATGCACATCCTGAGGAAACAGACTATAAGACGGGAAGGGTTGGCTCGCTCGCACAGTGGGATAACCGCTGCCAGCATTTCATTAGCTCCGGCCGCGTGACGGACGCACAGCGCAAGCACGCAAAGGAGTATTCCCCCGAAGATGAGTTTGCACGCCAGAAGGTTAATGCCTTCAAGCAGCACGCGCGTGACATTGAGTATGCACTTGTATTCAACCGTTCGCCGCGTGATGAGTCTCCGGGCAATCCTGCACTTACAGGCGGCGTCCGTTACTTCCTCGAAGAGGAGGTTGAGGATGTGACCTTCACGGGTAATGTCTGTGCGGCAACGGCAGATCACAAACTTGATACGGGTGATTTCGTCTATTTCAAGGCGAAGCCTGGTACTGGTAACAAGCTTCCGACGGAGATTGTTGCAAATCTCCCGTACTATATCCGCAAGGATGCCGACCCGAAGAAGTTCACGCTCTTCAACAGCATGGATGACGCGATCAAGAACGTCAATCAGGTCACCCTTTCGACGGCAGGGCAGGGCGTTCAGATGGTCAAGAATAACGTCTTTAGTGCGGGGGACACGCTCTTCACAGAAGATCATATCAATGACTGTATGGAAATGTGCAGCAAGCGCGGCGGTAATCCGACACTTGCGGTCATGTCAGGGCGCCTCAAGCGTCGTTTCTCGGCTATCGTCACGGGCGGCGCAACGAAGCAGCGCGGGTCGAAGGAGAAGACGGCAACCAATATCACGGATATCTACGAATCTGACTTTGGTGTGGTTCGCGCCGAGGTACACCGTATGTATCCGGATACGGTAGTTGATGTCATGGACATGAACTATTGGGATATGAAGTGGTTCGACCGTACGCACGAGGTCACAGGGCTTGCCAAGAAGGGCTCGTACGAGGAGTTCGTCATCGAGTCGTGGCTTGGGCTGCAGGGCACGCAGCCGAAGGCTTCGGGGTCGATCTACAACATCAAGCGTGCCTAAGAGCGCATAGACAGAGGGCTTACCCATTGGGGGTGAGCCCTTTTGTATTGGAGTGATTTTATGATTCTGAAACAAAAAATCTACGAGGAGGAAGGGAAGACGATCCTGCGCAACACTATCGATTGCTCGGAAGCAATCGATATGGCAAAGCAGGTGTCGGATGAGGGCGGGCGTGGGAAGAATATTGTCCCGTTGGGCTTTATCCCGCCCGAATACTGGCAGTTTGACCCGTGGCTTTTGGAGGCGAAAAAAGCGCAGCAGGGCGGCGATAAGGCAGAGTTTTTGCGCCTTGTAAAGAAGTTCTTTGAACTGCATCCTGTTTTTGCTGTGAAACAAGACCATACGCGGCGGTGTTGGGGAGGAGGTTTGACACGTGATTGATGCAAAGCATCTGAAAGAGATGGTGCGATGGAAAGAAAAGGACATGGATGAGGTGCGGTTCTCGGACTATGAAATTTACCACGCTATGAACGAAACCCTCCGTTATATCCGTGCACGCCTTGCAAATCAGCAGAGTGATCTTCTGGAGCGTGAAAAAGTCTATGAGATTGGCGATTTCACGAATGGAGCGGTGGACCTTCCAGAGGATTTCACGTCTGTCAAAGGTGTCTATCGTCTCTCCGATCATTACCGACTGCATGCCGTCTCGGACGATCATGTAACACCTGATACATTCCGCCTCTTTGCGGGGCGCATCTATGCGGAGGCGGGTGTTCTGCTCCACTACTATGGGAGTTTAATGCCTGTCAAGGATGGAGAGACAATTCCCCTGCCTGATACCTACGTTGACCCGATCATCAAGCTCACGCGGATGGTGCTGAACAACACGGATGTTGATACCATGACACAAGCGGTGACGGATGAGATCGATAACATTGTTCCTCGACGCAAATGGAATAATGCACGCCAAAAGATACCATTCTTTGTCTGAGGTGATGTCATGAAAACGAGCAAAGCGATTGATATGATCAAGGCGGCAGGGCATGACATATCGGATGAGTACAGCCGCGCAGAGTGCATTGATTTCCTCAACACTGCGATTCATGAGGTATCTGGTCTTCTCATTGCAGCACGTTCTCCGATGATGGTGCGAGAGATCCTGCTTCATGATGGTGAGAGTGTTCCCGCACACTACGTATCGTCTGCGGGGCAGTATCCAATGCGTATCACTGGACAGACGGTACAATTCGTTGACCCTGCGCTGACAGAGATGCGCTTTCGATATTTCGCGACAATGCCGCCGCTTGAGGGTGAGACTGGTGATCTGCCATTTGCCCATGAAGCGCTCAACGATTATGTTCTCAAAGTAGCAACCCTCTATGCACTCAATCGCAACGAGTACGATCTCACACAGGACAAGGCACTCTCTGACGAGTTCCGTGCCATCCTCACTGGGGCGGTGACGATGAATGGCTGACATTCAGAAAAAAGTCCTTCATGCCCCGAATCTTCCAGTTGCGATTCAAGGCGATGGAAGATATCTTCTTCACGCCTTGCGTTCCATCCTCACGGAACAGGCTGTGCAGATCAATGCGGCCAACAGCTTCACAGCAGACGATGTGGATGCGGATAAGGAGGGCAAAATTCTCTCTCCGCGCAATTTTCGCCTGACATTTTCAAGGCTTGGCGGTCTTTTGCAATGGGACCACTCACTTGATGCGAAAGATCTCAATTATTACGAGGTGCGGACGAATAAAAACATTGGTAGTCCTAAAGGACTTTTGGAACGCACAACGCTTACCGAGTCCAAGATTCTCCCACCATCATATATAGGCCATATCTTTCTTTTTGCTATCGATAAGAAGGGGCGGGTAAGTAATTCCACAGAGATTCAGTATACAAAAACACGTCCGCCTTCTCCGCGCGATGTGGCGATGACCAAAATGCAGGAAGGTACCCTTATTACTTTCTTGGAGATACCTCTTGACTGTATTGGAGCGCATATCTACGTCAATGATACACTTTACGAATCTGCGGACAACATCTTCCTTTATACAGGCGAAGCTGTTATCAATCGTGTTAGTGTTGCCTATTACGACCAATTTGGCGATGGTGTGTTTTATACTGTTTACTGCGTAGTTCCTGACGTGGAGAACTTTATCGTAGAGCGCAACGGGGCACAGTTGGATTTTCACTGGGATCCTCTGCCGATCTACAATGTGCGGTATGAGGTGAAAGTCGGGGTTACGCCGGACTGGGACAAGGCGCTCACAATCTTTACGACAAAGCTCAATAAGCATCGATTTGTTTATCCAAATACAGGGCGATATTACATGCTTGTTAAGGCGTTTGATGAGCATGACAACTACTCAAAAAACGCTACATATTTCCTTTTAACGAATGCGGCAGACATTCACAGGAATATGATTATCCGGCTCGATCAGGAAAAGACGGGTTATAACGGCAATAAGATAAACCTGTACTACGACAAAGCACGTGAGGCTCTTCTGCTCGAAAAGGACGTTATGCGCGGGGAATATCTGATTGATATAACGCTCCCGCAGACATACCGCGCTCGTAATTGGTTAGAGGCAAGTGTTGTCGGTGAGGCGAACGATGATCTCGTTTGGGATGACCTAGACTTTGAATGGGACAGCGAAGAAGCAGAGAATACGATGTGGAACGGCACCGTGGGAGACCTCAGAGGCGTTGATGTTGTGCATGAGATCGCGCGATATGACCCGAAGGATGCAGCACGGTTTTTGGCTATTATTCCCTTTGACGGAAGTGATGATGCAACGGGGGCGGCACTTCATTCAAAGACAGGAGCAACCTTCACTCCTTCACGCTGGGGGCAGGGAGTAAGGCTTTCAAGAGACTTGTCTTTGGAATATCATATTGACAAGCCTACTCGATTGTTTTCTATGATGTTTTGGATTCGCTTGAGAGATGGATTGCCGAGTACACGCTTTTTGAAAATTGGTTCCAGTAAGCAGCTGTATTTACAGTATGACGCGAATACGGATATGTTTCAGTTTGTTGGAGATGACAGCGTAACGATTCAGACACATGTTCCTTTTAAGCCGAACGACTGCATTGCTGTCGGAATCGTACAGGAAGCCTCTATGCGGAGGCTTTTTTTGTATAGTCTTGCAACAAATGTATGTGTGGAAGAGAGCGTGACGGCTTCCCCGATAGGCGCGTTTGAAACACTTTCGCTGGGCGGCATCATGCCGGAGGGGGCGCGTGCAAGTGATGCGTCTTTATCTGGTGTTATGATTGGTATAGAGATGGCGAGGGAAGAGTTTGAGAAGAGGCTTCTACAACCCTGTGGATATGGGTTGTTCGCCCCGTTCCGTGTTGGAGAATATGAGTATGAGAAAGCTCTCGTTCGTGTATCGATAACAGCGGGAAGTTATGGGGCAGTGCCGCAGATATACGATATAGCGATGAATGTCGATATCGATGATACCGTAGATCGTGGAACGGTGCGTATTGCAGCAGCGGAAACAGTGGTTGAGTACAACAAGCCCTACTACACAAGACCAGAGGTCTCAGTCATGCTTTTGAGCGGGAATACAGAAGATGGTGTTCTTACGCCAGAGCTCAGAGATGTCGGAACAGAGTCTTTTACCTGCATTCTTCGCAAAAGCGGTGGCTCGCTTGCGGCAGGTATGATTTCGTGGACAGCGGTCGGTTACTGAAAAATAAGGGGGTAAATATGCAGACGTTCAATCTTATTAACGCGCAAGATCGAGTGAAGAAGTCGCGTGCTACCATTAACGCGAATTTTGAGGCCGTGGCAAGCAATTTTTCTGGCATTGCCTTTCCAACAGTAAATCTCTATGTTGGTATGAAGTGCTATCGTACAGATTTGAATCAAACATTCACACTCAATAATGTCGAACTTCAGACATGGGTGGATGATTCGGATATTGCAGATAAAGCTATTACGACAGAAAAGCTCGCTGATCAATCTGTTACAAAAGAAAAAATTGCGCCTAGCGCAATTACAACAGAAAAAATCACCAATGGAGCTGTTACAAAAGATAAGATCGCACCAGGAGTTCTTACGGCATCTAATGTTGGTGCATATGATAAGGCAGCTACATATAACCGCGACGAAATAAACAAATCCTTTCGCAAGATTGGAGATAAAAGAGTTGGTGGTAGTGTAGATTGGAATACACTCACTGAACCTATGACATATAACATACAAAATGCCCTAATGAATAACGCCATGCATGCGCCCCCAAACGAATATAATTTTGGATTACTTGTGGTACATCGCTTAGAAAATGGAAAAGACCACGAAAATCGAACGGTGCAAGTATACTATCCGCATGCCGCACGAGGATATTGGTCAAGGATGTTAAATGGTAGTGGTTGGACAGAATGGAGATATATACCAACACATAATGAGGTAGAAGTAATTTCCGAACAAAAAGCAAGTACCCGCGTCAGTAAAAATGGCGATACTATGACTGGCGCGTTAAATTTTGCGTTAAACAAAGGAAAGATAATCGGAAAAGTTGGGAATGACGCTTCCTATTGGCAAATCTGGGGGAGCGACGATATACCATCTACAGCTTATGATGTATATGGAAATGGTACAAATGCCGAAAAAGGCGTTATCTATGTCCGTAAATATGTAAACGGAACGGAAGTAGTATCAAATAAAATTATAGCGGAAGATAACAACGCATATTTTCAAAAGGCGGTCAATGCCGCAACATTTTATACGAATGATTGGTTTAGAGCGAAAGGAAATAGCGGCTTTTATTTCCAAGACCACGGCGGCGGTTGGTTTATGGAAGATGATACATGGATAAAATCATGGGGAAGCAAATCTGTATACACAGCAGGGAGAATGAAAGCAGATGGGGGGTTTGAAGGTAAAGCTAGTTCGGCAGGATGGGCAGATGGCGCAGGCTATTCCAACAGAGCTGTGCGCGTAGAAAACGATTATAGAAATATGCGCTTCCACTGGTCAGGGCAAGGTGGTCAGCCTACATGGTTATGGGGCGGCAACGACGGCGAAAATATGCATGTATATAATCCATCGAACTTTAACGTAAGTCGAGCAAC